GTGGAAGTTTTTCAGGTGGAAATAAATCTGTATTACAACCATATTTAACGATAATGTATATTATTAAAACGTAGGAATTTATTATGGCAAATTATGAAGATACTAGATACGATTTTGATGGAGCGAATCTAACAGGTATTCAAGGGGTAAATACAGGTTTGATTATTCCATGGGGATCTGCATCTATTCCTTCTGGTTTTTTAGAATGCGATGGAACAGCGGTAAGCAGAAGCACTTATGCAGCGTTGTTTGCCATAGTCGGAACCAGTTATGGTGTAGGTGATGGATCTACTACTTTTAATTTACCTGATTTAAGTGATAGAACCTGTCAACATAAATCACCTAGTAAAGCACAATTTTCAACGGGTGGAGCAAATACTGTTGCCGATTCTGGAAGTTTATCTGGAATTTCGGTGGGAAATACTACATTAGATACTAATACTATCCCGTCCCATAGTCATATTTTTTATGGTACTACTCCTTCTGGTTCTTGTTCCTCTGGTAATAGTCAAAGTGGTGGTTACTCTTTTGGGAATAACCCTACAACTGCAACAGGTGGTGGAGGAGCTCATTCGCATTCAGCTGGAAATTTAGCTTTTACTGGAGATAGTAATTCAGTCTTGCAACCATACCTAACTTTGGTGTATATTATAAAAACATAAGGAGAAAAAAATGTCAAAACATGGAACATGGACTGTAGTATTTGGAGATCAAATGGTTATTAAAAGAACAGGTGAATTTGATAGACAAACTGCCAAAGGATATCATTGTGGAGGAACTGATTTTTGGCTTCAACCAAAATTTTCTAATGTTCACGCTATTCAATTTACAGATGATAATTTGGACAATGATCAAGTAGAATTTAAAGATCATTCTCCCAATGGAATTTATGATGCTTCTTTATATGGAGATTTTCAACAATTTATAGATTTATGGGATGCTGCTCATTTGAGTACCCTACAAGGACAATGGGATAATGATAATATTGTAGATGCTCAAGGTGCTCCTATTATGGAAACAGCAGAAGAAAAAATAACAAGATTAGGACCGAGGCCTACTACTTATACATCCTAAAATATAAATGGATCTTACGAAAGCAATAGTTCAATTTAATGGGTTATTTAGTTTTAAACTTATAGATAGAATAGTAAACTATTTAAATATTGAAAATTTAACCAATTTAGAAATAGGAAGATCTTCTAATTTGGATCAGTTAGTAAATATAAGAAATGTCAAAGGTTTTACTTGTGGGTATGAATCTTTGTCCAAGAAAATACTTAATCAAGATATGACCAGATATATATTTTTTAAATACATACAAAAAGAATTATCAATACATTTACTAAATTATATAACAAAAGTTCCATTTCTTGAATATGAAAACATCATACAAAGTGATTTTTTGAAATATGAAGTTAATGGTAAATATGAGGTTCATGTAGATAATTCTCCATTTTCTCCTAGAACTATTTCTATTATTGTTAATTTAAATGATGATTATGAAGGGGGAGACTTTGTATTTTTTAATCCATTTAGTAAAGAAGAGATTATACATAGTGTATCATTAAAGAAAGGAAGTGTATTGATGTTTCCTTCTAATTTTTTATATCCACATAGTGTAAAACCAATCACCAAAGGAACTAGGTATAGTATTGTATCATGGGCACTTTAAAAGATAATAACTATATAAAAATTTCTAATTTTCTTTCTAAAGAAGAGCTTTATTTAATACAGTCGTATAGTAAATATCATGCATTAAATAATCCTTGTTTTGATAACCTTTCTCCTTTTTCTCCCGTACTATATAATGATATAATTTTTAATTCTTTAATGGAATCAAAAAAACTATTAATAGAAGACGAGGTTGGTTTAAAACTTTGCACTAATCATGCCCATGGAAGAGTGTTTGTACATGGGGCTACTTTAGAAAATATTAAGGATACTAGTAAAATAAAAGTAATTATAAATATTGATAGCTGTGGAACTTCATGGCCACTTTGGTCAGGGGAGGATAGTATTGATTTAAATATAGGAGAGGGCCTTATATATTCAGAAAACATAACTATTTATCATAAAGATTTTTTTAATGGTAAATATTGTAATTTTGGTTATTTATATTATAAGGAAGATAATGAGACAGAAAAAAGAAGAAATTAAAGACTTCATAGGGGTGTATGATAATTATATCCCAGACATGATGATTGATCAACTTATTGAATTATTTAATACACATCAATTAGAAAAAAAAACTTACACAAGATTATCAGAAAATACTTTAGATTTTTCTAAAGCAGACGAAGCCACTAATTTACATTTTAATCAAGAATATGAAGGATGGGCTCAACGAGTATTAGCCTTACCTGAGAATATAATGATGGCAGTCAATCATTATTTGAAACATGTGCCTATTGATAAATATGTTCATTCACGAGAGCTTCATTTTAATACTATTAAAATACAAAAGACTTTACCTAAACAAGGTTACCATGTATGGCATGTAGAAGCCAGTGATACCTATGAGATGCTAAAAAGAGTGTTGGCATATTCTATATATTTAAATGACGTTGAAGAAGGCGGAGAAACAGAATTTTTATACCAAAGTGTAAGAGTGAAACCTGTCAAAGGAAGAATGGTTATTTGGCCTGCATATTTTCCTTTTGTGCATAGAGGAAATCCTCCTTTAAAAGGAGAAAAATATTTACTTACTTCCTGGTTGTCAGGAATCTTTCGAATATAAAATAATACATAATGTTACATACTTATGATTTATTTATTACTCGTATAGTTCATGGAAAATTACCTATATCAGTTGAACTACATAATAAAATTAAATTATTTATAGATAATAATTATTCTGAAGAAAACAAAATTACTTGCATAAATGGGTTTCAATTTCACGATGATTTTGATGGAAAAAAAGAATTAATTGAGATTTTAAATAATTATGTTAAAAATTTTCTACAATTAGAAATTTATTACAGTTGGTTAAATGTTTTAGGAAATAATTCTTATAATTTGCCCCACACTCATTTAGGTGATGGGGCAACACATGCTGGAGTGTTTTATCTTTCTCCTGAAAACAATAATTTACATTTTGTAAAAGATGGTGATCATTTTGAAATAAAACCAAAACTTTATGATTTTTTAATATTTCCTAGCAGTTTAATACATTATGTATTACCAGAAAATAGAGTTGAAAAAAGAATTTGTTTTTCTTTTAATTTAAAAAAAATCCTCCTTTAAAAGGAGAAAAATATTTACTTACTTCCTGGTTGTCCGGAATCTTTGGAATATAAATTATTCACTGATTTAAAATTATCGTAGATAGTATAGTTAAATACAATATTTATTCTTTCAACATCTTCTTTAACTTCTTCCACATAATGTATTAGACGAGGAGGAGCTATTAAATAATCACCAGCTTTCGGTGTAAATCTAAAACCTACTTGTGGAAATATTAATGGATTTCCATCTGTTAAATAAAGAATCCCCTGATGGCACGGATGATCGTGAGGATGGACGGATTGACCTTTTTTTAAAATATTTCCCCATGCTTCCTCTATTATTATATTTTCTTTTTTTTTATAACTATTATCCACCTGTTGTATAGAAGCAAAGATCTCATCAAAAAAATAATTAAAATATGGATTATCAATAAAATGATGAAAATCACTCATTTCACCCCTTACATAGGTTTTATTTGTGTTTACTTTTTCTGATTTTTTTACTTCAAACATTATATTATGAAGGATATCTTTTCTTTGGTAGTTTCCAAAATAAAAAATTTCTGTCCTAGGAAAAGTAAAAACAGCAGAAGATATTCTGTTTTTGGTTATAGACGGATTTTCATTAATTAATTCTATCACAGTATGTTTCCATCTTCGTCTTTAATATTATGGGGTATATAAGTCTGACATTTATAACATTTTCCACAAAAGAAGCTATAACTGTAGTTTTAATCATATTGATATTAATTTCTGCGGTTGTATAGTATCAAAAACCATATATAATGCAAGATTATGCCATTGACTAAAGTAGCATTTAAGCCAGGATTTAATAAACAAGAGACAGCATCAGGAGCCGAAGGGCAATGGATTGATGGTGATTTTGTAAGATTTCGCTATGGG